CTAGCTGGTTTTACAATCTTCCGGATTCGGTTTTACAGCCTCAAGAAGTGCGACGGCCTGTTTTGCCAGCCGTTTCTGATCGACTGAGCGCGTGTATCTTTCCACCTCCGCCAATGTTTTATGGCCGGTGATGGCCGCGATCTGGTGCGTGGTGCATCCCGCCTCGGCCAACCTTCGGGCGGCAGTTTTCCGCAGGCCATGGGCTGATAGGTCTGATGGTAACCCTGCCGCCAGCGTCCAATCCTTCATCAGATTGCCAAGCGAATCGGAAGAAGGCTTTCGACCAGGGATGACCTCCAGATAATAGGCCTTCACACCTGACGTCGCCGCTAGCGCCAAAGCCAGATCCTTTAGGATCGGCACCATCAGGCTAGTCCCGGTCTTCTGCTGGGTGACAGCAATCATGCCATCCTTGATGCAAGCCGGACCAATTTTCACGACATCTGAACGGCGCTGTCCCGTATAGAGCAGCAGTGCGAAAGCCGTTCTGGCTCGTGATCCCAGAGGCCAGTGCGCCTGGAACTGTGCAACCTCCACTTCCGTCCATGGCCTGGCGCCTTCTGCCTTCTCTTTCAGGCGTCGGACATCTCGGGCAGGATCTACCTGGATCAGGTCCTGCTCTATGGCGAGACGGAACAGGATGCCGAAGATCCGCAACCACCGGTTCCCAGATGCCGGCCGGTCTGAGAAACGGTTGATGATTGCCCGGATATGTTTCGGCTCGAAGTCTGCGACATGGAACGTGGCGAAATCCTCCCGCATCATGCGCAGGACGATATTGCGGTGCCCCACCTGTGTTGAGGGCTTGAGCGACAGGAAGGCATTGCTCTTGAGCCAGTCTTCACACAGCCGCGCGAATGTTCCTGTTCCACGGATGGGTCTTGGTTCGTCTTTCGGGATCTGGGCAATGGCTGCATGATAGGCTGGCCAGAAAGCGGGATCATCTACGGGCGGAAGGGCCTGACGTGGAAGGCGCGGATGTCTGAAATAGACGCGCACCTTCCCATCCCTGCCCCGGTGCCGTTGCAGGTATTTCACTCGGACAGAGACCATCAGGTGTTCAGCAGTTCATCCAATGCACTGCGCGGCCTGGTCTCTGCCGCCGTGCGCTCGATGCCAGACTGACGATCCAGCCACCGATCCAGCATTTTGCGGTCCCATAGGCGGCGCGTGCCAATGGTGAACGAGGCAATTTCTGGGGCAACCCGTTCACGGAACAAGCTCTCTTTGATCCCTAAATATTCTGCCGCCGCTCGAATTGGCAGGCAGCGAGGCGTAATCGTCTCACTCATCCCCGTTCCTCCGCGTCCATGGCTTTGCGTTTCATGTCTTCTTCGTGTGCATCCATTGCGGCATTCACCGCAGCCCGGATTGCATCCTGATGCTCATGGCGCACTTGGCTTGCGGGCGTGTTGGAGAGCCACCGGAACTGCTCCGTATCCGTCCGCCCGCTCATGCCGGGTCTCCCTCGCGTGTGAGGGCGGTGAAAGAAAGCCGTACCTCTTCAGGAATGGCGCTTGTCATGAAATCCACCGAGCAATTCGGCGATGCGAAGCCGCCAACATGCGTTGCTATGGCGCTCATAGCATTGCGGAACTTTTCGTTCTCAGCCTCCAACACCTTAACCCTCGCATCCAGCGCGGCGACGTTGGCGGGGCGGGTGTAGAGTTCTTCTGGGATACGTTCGATGCAGCGCTCGACGGCTTGATTCCAGCCGTATTCCATGGCCTGATATCGGTCATGAATACCGCGATCTTCAAGACCGCAACCCATTCCCTGACTGTGATATTCTGGCGCATCAAACTCCCAACGACCGCAAGCCTCCGCATCCTTCCGGCGCTGTTCTTCCGCGCCTCGGGCTTCGGCTTCTGCGACCGTATCCTCTGCCAGCCTGCGCGCCGGAACAGGAGGAAATCCAGCCGTAATGAAATGTTCAGTCAGAACCTCGATCTGATCCGTCCGAACCGCGCTGTTCTGTCCTGTCTGGGTCATTTCGCGGCGCTCCGGATGGCTTCGGCGCAACGATGTGAAGCGGTGGCACAATCACCCATTCGTGCTCCGATATATCCCGCTTCAATCTTGCGGCATGCGCTTATATTCCGTTCCCTCTCCGCGTCCACAGCCTCGGCAATGGCTTCTTTCAAGTCGGCGGGTGTCACAGTGCCGGCAAGGTATGAATATCCAATCCCTGCGACACTTGGCGCCCCCACGCTGAAGAGGTCTTCTGGATCAGATTTCCACGCCTCTATACGCCAGTCCCACCACATCGGGACGGGATGCTCCGAATCATCACAATTCAGTAGATGCCAGGCATCACGATCGCGTCCGAACACGGGAAATCCATCCCATTTCACAGCATTACTCATCATCAAACACTCCCCGGCCGCTGACCGGCCGCAAGGTGGAACAGGATCACGAGGGCCAGCGCCTCGCAGAGGGTGGGGATGGTGTGGGTCACCTCAGTATCCAATCGTCACATGAGGAACGGAACCACCGAGGATCGCGCCAATGACGGCCTTCCCCTGATCTTCCGAAAGGCCAGCCTCAATCAGTCCTGCCAGCACTTCACGATTGATCTTGCCGCGATGCGCCTTGTTCGCGGCGCGCTTGGCGTCTTCCACTTCCTGCGCAGCCTTGTCGTCTGCAATACGCTGACGTTCACGCTCAATGGCTGCCGCCTGATCGCGGGCGGCTTGTTCTTCTGCCGCCTTCTTCTGATCCGCGGCACGTCGGGCATTTTCTTCGGCTTCACGGCGCATCTTTTCAATGCGGGCTGTTGCCTCCTGTTCTGCACGGGCAGCCGCCTGCCGTTCGCGCTCCAGAGCCTCAACAGCGGCCTTGCGCTCACGTTCCGCCTGTTCCTCTGCATCCTTCCGCGCCTTCTCAGCAGCCGCCCGCGCAATCTCGGCTTCCCGGATCTTCTGTGCCTCAATCGCAGCAAGGCGATCGGCCTCGGCTTTTTCGGCTGCCAGTCGTTCGGTTTCGATACGATCGGCTTCGGCCTTTTCTGCAATGATGATGGCGGCCCTGATAGCGTTGGACGTCTGCTGTGCCGCGAGATCGGCACGGGATGCGAACTCGTGGAAGTCGTAAACCTTCAGAAGATCTAGTTCTTCAACGCTATCCTTCAGCGTTTCAATGCCCAGACCATCAAGACGCTGCCCCAGAAGCTCGATCTTCGCAATCTGGTTACGGATACCATCAACGCGAGCCTTTTCCCGCGCATCATAATCATCAACCGGCTTGCGAACCTCATCGCGTAAGGCATCGAGGCGGCTTGTGATGACGCGGCGGTCTGCATCCACGCGCTTTACCAGTTCCATAGCATCGGCTTTGACCTGTTTGCCCATGTCATCAAGTGCCGTCTTCGACCGGGCAACTTGATAAGCAACAGACTTGATGTGCTTCCGGCCCTTCTCCGTCGTCGGATCAAGCGTCATTGCGCGAACGTCATTTTCAAGACGAGACACGATATCCTCGACACCATTCTGTGTCTGGAAAACAGCAACAGGCGTCAGGGCTTCCAAAATTGAAAGTGCGGTTTCAGTGCTCATCACGCGCTCCAGTTCTCAGCATTCAGCAGGCCGCACTCGCGGCGGATTTCGTTGTCATCGTGGCGAAGGTCGGCAAGGCACGGCAGGGCCGCCGCACATTCGATCCGCTCCATGAGGAAGGACCGCGCAATCACGTCGCTTAGGTCCTCGTTGATCTCGCGGGGGTGGGTCATGCCGGCACCATGTCGCCTGCGTCTTCGGGAGCGGCTTGCGTCAGTTCTTCGGCGCGCTGCGCTGCTGCGTTCTGCAGTTCCTGTGCTCGCGGATCGTCCCGGCCAGAGAGCTTTTCCAGCCCTTCCCGGTACTTCTCGTTTGCAGTCAGTTCTTCGAGCTTTGCCAAGCTGGGAGCCTGAGACAGGGCAGTAACCCACCGGTTCACCCAAGGTGTCCAGGCATCGCCCGAAGCCTGTTTCAGCCGCTCCTGCTGAACCCGCAGCGGCTTGACCGTGTAGAGCTTCTTGCTGCCGCGCGTGACCTGCAGGGCCAGCGGCGTATCCTGGGTGATATCAGTCATGTGGCTGATGCGGATGCCGCCAACGGCGATCCCGCCGAATTTGACGGATGGCTCACGGAATAGCGTCATGGACTTTCCGGCATAAGCCTTCCCATCCTTGCCCCAGACGTTCACCAGAACGCGGCGCATGGACTTGCACGGGTAGTAAGGCTTGCCGTTGCAGCCCTCATAGAAGATGGCAATCGGCTGATCCGCATTGCCCTCGCGTACATCCTGAACGCGCACCGTCAGCGGGCCACCCATCAGATCGTCAGCATTCAACTGATCTGACTTGGCGATAATGGTTTTCGACAGATCGACCATCAGAGAACAATCTCCTCTTCCATGCTGCGCCGTTCCGTATCCAGGAACCGCAGATCAGGGTTTTGCAGGGCTGTTTCGTATTCGACGCGCTTGGCTGCGATCTCGCCTTCAAAGGTCATCGCGGCATCAATCAACGCGTCCTGCATCACTGGATCGGGATAGACACGGCGGATCATCATCTTGCCGCCACCCATGGCCGGGAAGCTGATGAAGTCGAGCCACTTCCGGCCTGACACCAGCAGCCCGGTCTGGATCTGGGCCATGTATTCGGCCGGGACTTCTCCGCCGCAGATCACGCCAAGCTGCAGGCCGTGAGCGCGGGACTTGCATTCCAGCAGACCCTCCTGCCCGACCAGGCCGTCCGGCGAGTATCCGATCGTGAAGCCGAACCGGTCCTCGGTCATGAAGCCAACTTCTGCCACCGGCGCGATGTTTTGCGCATAGAGCAGCTTGGCCTCGATCTCGTCTTCATGGCCGCGCTGCATGGCGAAGGTCTGCGGCACTTCCTCGACCACGCCACTGATGCGCTGCGCCAGAAGATCCAGAACCAGCCGGCGCGCGGTCTCGTTCTTGGCTGCCTTCCCGGTCGAGGTCAGCAGCTTTCCGATCACGCTTGCTGTCAGAACGCCACAACGCGCCTGCAGCCATTCGTCCGTGCCCTGTTCAAGGTCGGTGTAGACGCGGAGGCTCATGCCACCCCCCGCGTTTCCATCATGATGAAGGCCAGACGCGCATCCACGCATCCGATCGTCCGCATCGTGGCTTTGATCTTCGGCAGTTCGTAGATCGTGTTCAGACGGATCTTGGCGGACGTCACCACATCCCGAGCCACGCGCCGGTCATTCTCCAGCGGCGCGATGATCGCCTGATTACCATGGTAGGTAATGATGCTCTCAAGGTTCAGGATTTCCCGAAGCACCGGTGCTGAGAAAAACTCCAGTTCACCAGACACACTTCGGGCGTTTGCTGTTTCACGCATTTCAGAAATTCCTATCGTTTACTGGTGGGTTCAGTCGGTGGTTACTTGAGCCACAAAGTCATTCAGGCGCTTTTCCACCCGGTCGATTTCAGCGGTTCGTTCATCCCGCAAAGCTCGCTCTGCCCTCGTCCCGTGCAGGAAATTGGCCTGCTGGCGCTGCTCCTTGAGATATTCCCAGACCGGGGCCAGATCCTTGCATGCCTGATCATAAGAGACCGGGCGCGTCAGTGTTGCCGACATCACGCATCCTCCATCATCGAGATGGTGACGCGCTGATCGCGGATCTGGTCTTCAAGCACCAGAAGTTCGGAAAGCTGATCGTCGTTCGGATCTTCCAGAACGTCGATCGCGTCATACGCATCCTGCAATCCGCGCAGGTAGTCGTATTCGTCGTCCAGAGCCGTGTTGCCAACGCCGTAGCGGGCATCAAACGCACTCTGTGAGAAATTGTCAGGCAGGTTCGCCATTGTGGTTCTCCCTCGCCGCTTCGTGCGGTGTGAGAGAACCTTATGCGGGGATTATACCGCACGTCAATAACTATTTTGGGGATATCCCCGCATTGGCAGGTAAAAAGAAACCCGGCTCTCACCGGGTCTCTGTCAGTTCACTTGTTCAGGCGGGACTTCAGTGCCTCGTCCATGGTGCAAGAAACCTCCCCAAAGGACGGATGCGATATGGGTGAGGCTTCACGCACAGAGGCTTTGCCTGCGAGTCCTTCTTAGGCTCTCCCCGCGCCTCGTCTTTCTGCTTGGTATCGTGATCACCGGAAAGGCTGGCTGGTGTTGTGCTGCGCTCGTCGAGTGGAATGGACATGGCTTGCCCTCCTGCAAAACGATTCAAGCAAGCTGCGAGCCAGAGGTTCACCGGAGACAAAAAGAAACCCGGCCGGAGCCGGGTGTCTCTTAGCTCACTGGCCGGGGCGGCTCCTGCATGGGTGGAGGCCCCTCGCCCGGTGGCGGATATGGATTGGGCTGCGGTGGTCCGGGAGGGCTCGGCGGCGATGCAGGAGGCTGGTCGCAGGCAGTTCGAAGGTCAGGCATGGTCGTCTCCATTCGTGGGTCACGATTATTCAAAGCCTGTCAGATGCAGGGGTTCGATCTGGGCAAAAAGAAACCCGGCCGGAGCCGGGTGAAATTTTTAATGCGATGGTAGCAGTGTCATTACTCTAACGAGCAGCCCGATCAGAATACCGCCGACTGTTACCCCTAGACCAATCATCCAGCGAAGATTAGTGGCGGCATCGGAGCGTAAATTTGCAATGTCTGACTTCAAGTCTGAATTGCCAGAACGCAATTCGTCCTTCAAATCTTTCAAGGCATCCTTTACGCCTTCCATCTGAGTTTCAAGCTTCGTAATACGTTCCAGCATAACGTCTGGAGGCTCCTGATCATCAGCCTTCAAATTAGCATCATGCGAGCGCGATGCAATGTGAGTTTTAGTGATCAACTGGAACCGGGCTCTCAGACTTTCAGGAGTTATGTTGTCCGCTGATTCAATTGACATTTTAATTAACATCCCCGAGCAGACGTTTTATCTCTTCCAGAAGATCTTTAATTTCTCTTTGTTGTGCCTCAGTGTCATCCAAAAGATTTTCATTAAAATCCATAAACTTATTTATTTGTAATAATGCTTTTTCTGAAGAAAAATCAGATCCAGAAAATGTTTGCCCATTGGCCTCCATTTCTTTTGCAATAATAGCAACATTCATAGCCGTATAAATACTAAATTGATTAGATCTACTTATTATAGATTTCAATTTATTTATTTCATGTTTGACAACTAATTTATCCCTCATCTCTGCTATGTTTTCCAAGGCACGAGGACGCAGCATGAGACTAACAAAATTCTTCAACTTGAGACCCATCATCCCACCCTCACTTCCAAGTCCACTTCCCAACGACGCGGCTCACGAGAACGAAGCCTTCGGGTTCGGCTGATAGCTTCCAACAACGAGCGCCTGGATCGCTACATCCGGCACGCCTGCGTTGTCAGAGCCATCATGCGGCGGCAGAACGACAGGCGTCTGAAATGCCGGGTCCCAGCTCTGCGGCCATAGGATCACTGTTCCGTCATCCCTGATCTGCACGGCCTTCACCGTGGCTTCGAACTGGTCCGTCTTGCTGCACCGCTGAACGGCGACCACAAAGTCTCCCGTCTTCGGCATGCGGCCCAGATCACCGAAATTGATGACCACGACCACGGAGCCTTCCGGAAAGACCTTGTTCATGGACTGGCCGCAGACCTTCAAGCCGTAGCGGTGGAAGCCCCGGTAGGCCGTATCGATCGGCACAGTGATCGCGTACCTGTCTACGGCCGGCCATTCGATAGCCTCACGCCAGACACCTGCCTGCACGTCGCCCCGGACTTCGATCTGGGTGGTGTGGATCGGGGCGACAGTCGAAGTGCGCCCTTCCAGAACTTCCACCAGAGAAGCCGGAGACACCTCAAGAACTTGAGCTAGAGCAGCGAGTTTGTCAGAGCGTGGCGGGTGGCCGCGCCGCCGCATGTCCCTAATGAAATCTACCCCGACAGCAGGATTGATTTCACGCGCCTTCAAGCACGCCTTGCGATCCGATAGCCCTTTGGCTTCCAGCAACACATCAATCTTCGTGAGAAGGCTTTCTACGCTCATGCGGGAATTATCCCGCTTCCGGCCCAATTCGTCATCCGGTTATATCCCCGCAGTTTTTGCTTGACGTATGCGGGCATATCCCCGCAATACTATTTTCATGACCCCTACCGAGCAGCTCCTGACGCTCTCGAAGAGCTACTGCAATTTGCGTGGCATCTCCGAGCGCACCGCGTCAGGGATCATCTTTCGTGACAGCCGGACCATTGTTCGCGTGAAGGCGGGTGGAAGCCTGACAGTCAAAAGCTTTGAACGGGCCATGAATTGGTTCCGGGATAATTGGCCAGAAGATGGAGCATGGCCCGCTGGCGTTGATCGCCATTCGCTCCCCGCCCGCCCGAAGCGCGCAAAGGAGCCAGCCAATGCTTGACCTCCTGACCTGCGTGTTCTGCACCCTGTCCTTTGCCGCGTTCCTCCGTGCGCATTTTGCCGGGAGGGTTGCGTGATGGCTGAAAGCTTCAAGTGGAAGCCGCGCCTACGTGAGCTCGAGCAGCTCATTCGCGAAGGCAAAACCCGCGCCCAGCTCGCGGACCATTTTGGGGTGGCTGAAAATGCCCTTGGCGCCACGATCCGCCGTTACGGCCTGAACGGCCTTTCGCCAAATGACAGTTCCACCGGTGGTTCGTCGGCAGACAATGCGCGCAACCGCATCGACTGGACGCCTCTCCTTCCGACCCTGCTTGAAATGATGGAGCGGGAAGAAAGCGCGACAGCCATTGCGGCGAAGATCGGCGTTTCGACCGGCGCGCTCTCTGCGGCCATGGAACGGCAGGTCCCGAAGGAAATCCGCTCCAAGTGGAAGGCCGCACGTCAACGGGCTTTGAACCCGAAGGCTGAACGCACACCGCCGATCCTTCGGCAGCCTCTGGAGGCATTCTCTGACGTGTCGTGGCGTGCGCTTTTCGGCGGCAACCCGCCTCCCGTGCCGGACTTCGCGTTCGGTCGGGGCGGTCGGCTGCACTGAGCCTCAGCCCCAGATGTCCGCTCCAATCAACATCGCCAGTTTGAGCGCCAGGTGGTCCTTGACCTCCTGCGGCTGCCGACTGTGCAGGGTGCCCCAGAGCTGGGCGTCCCGGCACAGGTCCGCGGCAAGGTGCGGCTTGTCCGCGTCTATCTCGAATTGTGGTGTCTGGGGCGCGTCTCCTTCCATCGCTGGTTTCTCCTCTCTGCTCAGTGACATGACAGAGAATGGAGCAAGCCAGTGCGGAATGATTGGTCAAAAACCCGCCCAAATGGGCGCATTTTTTACCTGGATGGGCGCATGAACGCGATTTCGCGCCCGATCAAAGAAACCCTGCTCGAAGTGATTGGTCGCGAGTTTCGCCCTCTCCGCTTCGCGCAAGAAATGTTGGCCCGCGCTTCAGGAAAGACGCCGAGAGCCGCACGAAACTGGCTGGATGGTCGATGCACGCCCGATGCCGAGGCGCTGATCGAACTGATGGCCTCCTGCAACTCCATTGCGGACGAGGTTGAACGCCTTGTCGCAGAGCGCCGTAAGGCGCGTGAGGACACACAATGCCCTGGTTCACCCTTAAACTAGGCCGGTTTGGGTTCGGCCATCACGCGGGACCTCCCCCGTCATACCGGCTGGCATGGCTGCGCATCCTCTGGCGCGACTGGGATGCCTGGTCCGCATGGGCCGAGGTCGAAATGGCCCGGTATCAGCGCGCCCTCAATGCTGCACGGGAGGAGCTTCGGAAATGACTGAGCGCCCGATTTCAGATGCGCAATCAATCGTCAGCGATGCGGTTGAAATGGCAGGCGGTCAGCATGCGCTGGCCCGACAGCTGCACATCAGCCAGGCCGATATTTCCCAGGCCGTGAATAACGGCCGCACAGACTCACGCAACCGGGTGCTGAATGCGCTCGGATATGTCGTGGTTGAAACGATCCGCCCGATGAAAGGCCAGAACCGATGATGGAAGCTGCATCTGGTCTCTTTGGGGATCAGGGCCTCTCTGCATGGCATTACGATGAACTCTATGCCCGCGCCGAGACGATCCTGCGCATCCCGCGCAAAGGGTCAGTGCTTCCGGCTGCCGAGATCAGGCTTGCACGCGGCATCTGCCGCTCATGGTTCTGGGATGCCTGCTGGCATGCAGCACTGGCCGGTGGCGGCTGCCCTTTCCATGGCTCCGAGTGCAGTAGCCGCGCCGAAGCCGTCTCAAAAGCAAAAACCTGGATCGAAAAGAAGATCCCCCACATGGACCCGTCTGATGCCAATCGCGTCCGGGTCGCCCTCGGAGAACTCGCATGACCAACGACATGACAGGCCACAACTCCGCCGCAACAGGCGGCATCGCTGCCGATCGCCTGCGCTCCATCATTGAGCGGATTGAGCGCCTGGAAGAGGAGCGCAAGGCTCTCCAGGGCGACATCAAGGACATCTTCTCCGAGGCCAAAAGCGCGGGCTTTGACGTGAAAGTCATCAAGCAGATCATCCGCCTGCGCAAGCAGGAACCGGCTGAGGTCGAGGAGCAGGATACGCTGCTGGATATCTATCGTCGTGCGTTGGGAATGTAACGGCATGGTCAAGATCCATAGTCCCCAGTTCAGGACCGAGGACAGCCTTCACGCGCATGTCGCGCGCCTCCTGACCGTCGCAATCGCCCCACCCGGCACGCTGTCTGCCTCTGGTGCGTTCTGGTGCTCGATTGAGCATCGGAATGCCCGGAACAGGCTGGAAGGTGCGCTACGGAAATCCCGTGGCGTCGTCGCGGGCATTCCTGACATTCAGATCGGATACCAGGGTCGGACCTACTGGATTGAGCTGAAGCGGCATGACGGCAGCCGGAGCAAGGCCCAGAAGGCGCTGCATCCGGTTCTTGAAGCCTGCGGGCAGCCGGTCGGTCTGTGCCGCTCCCCTGAAGAAGTGTTCGGCTTCCTGAAAAAGCACGGCGTTCCTGTCCGTGCGGAGGTGATGGCTTAATGGCACGCATTCGCAGCGTTCATCCCGGATTGTGGACGGACGAAACCTTCGTCGGACTGCCAGCAATGGCACGCCTCTTTCTGATTGGCCTATGGAATGAGGCCGATGACAACGGGGTTTTCCAGTGGAAGCCCCTCACCCTGAAGATGCGTATCCTCCCAGGCGATAATGCTGACGCCTCAGAGCTTCTCGCTATAATGGAAGAGGCTGGCATTGTTATGCGCTACGAAGCCGAAGGGGCTTCCTATGGGGCAGTGCGCAATTTCAGAAGGTTCCAGCGTCCGGAGAGGCCGAAGCCTGTCCATCCAATCACTGACGAGGTGGAGCAATTCGTCGCTCTGCCATCGAATTCTCACACATGCAGCAAGAAGAAGCATGGAGCAGTAGGAGGCCAGGCAACGAACGGTCGGAAATCAGTCAACCATCCAGAGTCGAATGAACAACCATCACTCGATGATAATTCGGTGTCCGAACACCGACAAAACATCGAATCACATGGGCCGATGGAGGAGGGAATAGGAAAGGTAATACACTCTTCGCTTCGCTCAGAGTGTGAGAGCGCGCGCAAGCCGAAATCGGAAAAGCCAAACCGGGCCTGCCGCCTCCCTGCCGACTGGCAGCCTACCCCTGAACAGGTCGAGTTTGCCCGGGACAACCAGGTCGATCCGGTCCGGACGGCCGAGGTATTCCGCGACTACTGGCTCGGCGTGCCGGGTGCGAAGGGCTGCAAGGCCGACTGGGATGCGACGTGGCGGAACTGGGTTCGGCGTGAGGACGGGATGCGAGCTCCACCCGCAGCGAACGGCAGCGCATTCCGAGCCAGCCGCCCTAAAACCGCAGCCGACCGGGCTGACGAACACGCGGCCTACATGCTCGAAAAATACGCTGGAGGCTCCCGATGAGCGAAATCGCAATCCTAGCCCCGATGCCAACGATTAGTCGCGCCTTGGGTGCTGCGCTTGATCCGGAACGGCAGTCCGTGCGCTTTGGGCCAACCGAGACCCCGGAAGAACGTTCAGCGCGCATCCGTCGCAATGACCCAGCCCCCGGCATGGTTATCCGTCTTCAGCCTGAGCCGCCTTCAGCTGAGGTTGTGGCAGAAGCAAAGCGCGTTCTCCCCCAGCTTGAGCGGGCGATGATGCCGCCTGTAGCTGGATCGCAATCTGGTGCAGCGTTGCGGATGCTGGAAAAACTCAACGCCTCCGTGGCATCTCCAGTCGGGCCTGACACGCTCAGGATGAGAGCCTGCTTCCTTGCCGAAGCTGGGGCTGATCTACCTGCGGCTGCATGGGATCAATCCGTGGATCGAAAACTTCTTCGGGCGTTTCGGTTCATGCCGTCCGTGGCGGAAGTCGTGGAAGTCCTCGAAGCGGAGGTTCAGCCGCTCCGCGATAAGGTGGCGCGCGTCCGGCTGGTTGCTCAGTTTGAGCGCAAGCCGTCAGAGCCCGAACGCCTCACCCCCAAGGAAATCGAACGCCGCCGCAAAATCCTGGCGGACCACAAAGCCGAGCTTGAAGCGCAGACCCGTGAGGAAGACCGGATCCGCAGACATGGTAATCACACGCCTGCTGGAGCCGAGGGACTGACCGGACTGGATCTGGCCAACGCCCTGAAACTCGCCCTGCCCGCCATGTCTGGCGACCTGCGGGAAGTGACGGAACAGCGTATCGCGATGCTGGAGCAGAATGCGGCCCTTATCGCTCAGTTAAGCGTAGAAAAACCCGCAGAAAACAGCGAAAAACAGCACGATTTTTCTGGTACTGAAACGGCGGTTCTGGCATGATGAACGAGATGAAAAACCCCGAAATTCCGCCAGAAACGGACGTCTGGCCGCACTGTGTCGATACCTCAGCGCACAGCCTGCTTCCGGCAATCGACTGGAACGCGTCATGCGCCAGACTGAGGGTGCAGCAGCGTCGGGATATGGCCGCGAGAGGCTCGACGTTGAACGCTGAGTGCGGTGAAGATCGTTTCGGGTGTCAGTCTTCGTCTGAGGGAGTGAAAGCCACTGTACGCGAAGATATGGCGGTTGGGGCGATTAACACCGAGGGGGATTTTGGGATGGGTGGGGAGTGATGGGGATGAGTTGTTGGGGATGTGACGGACCAGAGGTGGATCTGAATGGCGAATGCCCGGATTGCGGTACGCCAACCCATGATGGAGAGGCAGTTAGCAACTGCTCATATTCTCCGGTCTCGTGCGAGACTTGTAATCACAAGCCTTGCGACGGGTCATGCTGATGCGTCCCATGACCCTCCTCTGGTTCCTGAACCCTTGGGCGGAAGTGCGGCGGTTGCGGCGCGATGTCATGACGTGGAGTGAAGATTCCAGACATTGGGCTGATGAGTGGCACAGTGGAGCATATCGAATTGGAAGGCTTCAGGCCGAAAATGCTGAACTCAGGCGCCAGATTGCGGAGATGGAGCAGCGCGATGTGTGAGAAATGCTGCGAGCTTCTCTCTCAGGGGCTAGACCTTTGCGTAAGGGCACGGAAGCTCGACGAAATTGACCGCAGAAATAACTTTCTTGCAGCATCAGTATGCCCCGATGAGTGGCAGAAAGATGGGCTTTTCGATAAATTCATTGAGCGATGGAACGCGATGAACTCGGACAGACAATGCTCAACCAAGAGCGGAACAATCGCGCTCTGGGTGCAGGAGCAATATGAGGCTGATCTTGCTGAATGGGAGCGGAAAGGCTGCCATCATCTGATGCAAGGATGCCTGCCATGACCCAGCGTAGTGCAGACCGGTGGAACACCGGAAAGCGCTGGAAGGCTTGGCAATACGCGGAAGAAATTGGGGAATATTACGCCTCAAAATATTGTAAGTGGATGCCATTTTGGCGAGCTGAAGACCACCACGAAAGAAAATGCCGCAGAGCTATTGCAAGCCATGCGCAGGCTTGTTTCCCCCGCTCCCCAAACCTCAGGGCGGGTTTTAGGTGCGGGGCTTGGAAGTGGGTTGAGAGCCAGCCGGTGGAGTTTTAGGCTTCGACGGCCAGTGCTCGTAGCAGTAGTGCAGATCCCCGTTCGGGCGCTCAACACCAAACGGCGCGCCCTTCCCGCACTTGCAGCAGTCGTACGCCCAGCCGGATTTTGTTTGTCTTGTGGACATGAAATTTTTGTATCACTGATTGGGCGCGGAATTGCGGTATTCCGTTACCGGTTTTGCTTGTACTGCCCTGAAAAAACTGGCATCATAAAACCATGCTAGACGTGGCGGAAAAGCTGATGAAATGCGGGGCGCTTGAGCTGGATCCTGAAACACGGGTTCTGTCAGGGCCGCGCGGTCAGGTTAGGCTTGCTCCTGCGGCTTATGCGATTTCGGAACGCTTGATGCGTAGGCCGGGTGCCGTCATTGAGACGGGTTCTCTGATTAGCGCCGTCTGGCCTGATCCGGATCAAGAGCCGGAAAACGCAGATTATATCCTGAAAAACGAAATCAAACGTATTCGCGGTTTTCTCGCGCTTGCTGGATGCCAGAACGTCAGCATTCGGTGCGAAAGAACGATCGGGTACTATATCGAAAGGCGTGGACAATGAAGGTCGAGAACAACGAGGGCGCGGCCTATCAGAAGATGATGGCTGGGCTGCGTCACGCCCAAGAGGGAGCGATGGAGCTAGCCATTCATCGGTCGGATAACCGGTTTCGGATTATTTCCGAGCAGCTCAAGGTCTCGGCTGAGCGGATCAATATGGTTGCGGCTACTGCGCCCACTCGATTGGTGCGGGGATGACGGACACAACCACTACAACGACAACGGCGTCGCCGACATTCGCAAGCATCGCGTGTGATGGCTTTTATGTTTACGCCGTTATGAGCGATGGCACGCTTTGGTATCGCCAGCGGGCCGGTTTCATCGGGACTGCGACGTGGACGCAGATGGCCGGGCCTACGGAGACTTCTAGCTGATATGGCGCGAGGTCGAGCGACATTCCCGACAGATGCTGCGCGCGTGTTTATCGAGGCGCTGAGAAACTGCGGCAACATTACGGAAGCGTGCCGCTCAGCTGATGTTTCGCGCGATTGGGCTTATGACAAGCGCAAGGCGGATCCAGCCTTCGCTGCCCAGTGGGAAGAAGCGCTGGAAATCGCGGTCGATAGCCTTGAAGGCGAAGCATGGCGACGTGGCCGTGATGGCACCGAGGAATACATCACGAGCAAAGACGGCATCGTGTACGGCGCGGATGGGCGACCTGTCATGCAGCGCAAGTATTCGGACACGCTGATGGTGTTGCTGCTCAAGGCGCACCGTCCCGAGAAATTTAAGGACCGGGCGCAGATCGATCACAACGTCGGGGATCTGGCGGCGCTGATGGATGCGGCGCGAAAGCGTGCGCGTGGCTCAGAATCTTGAACAACAGCTTGTCGAGGATATTGGCTCTTTCAGCCTCGACCCGCTTGGCTTCGTTCTCTACGCCTTCCCGTGGGGCTGTGAGGGAACTGACCTAGCCGACGCGACCGGCCCGCGTGCGTGGCAGGCCGACACGTTGCGCTCCATCGGTGAGCGATTGCGAAAAGGCTATCAGCCCGAAGAAGTGCTGATGCCAGTCCTGCAAAGCATTGCGTCTGGCCACGGCATCGGAAAATCCGCGCTCGTCTCCATGCTGGTTGCGTGGGCGATGGCGACGTGTCCGGATACCAAAGTCGTCATCACGGCCAACACTGAGCCCCAGCTCCGCACAAAGACGTTCCCTGAAATATCGAAATGGTTTCGTCTGCTGATCTGTTCGCACTGGTTCAAGGTGCATGGCATGTCGATCCATTCGAGTATGCCGGGACATGAAAAGACCTGGCGCGCCGATGCTGTCACATGGTCCGAGACGAACCTTGAGGCGTTTGCTGGCCTGCACAATATCGGCCGGCGCATTCTCCTGATCTTTGATGAGGCATCCGGCATCATCGACCGCGTCTGGGAAGTTGCAGAGGGCGCACTGACCGATGAAGGCACCGAGATCGTCTGGTGCGCGTTCGGGAACCCGACACAGCCAACGGGCCGCTTCTTCGAGTGCTTCAACCGGCAGCGCAATCGCTGGCACGGGCGCCACATCGACAGCCGCACTGTTGAGGGCACGAACAAGCGTCTGTTTGTTGATTTTCACTGA